CAAATTTCTTATCACATGTGGCTGAGCCAGCATATGTACCTTCATATCCATACTTAACATACGATTGTGCACCTGTGCGAACCATTCTGATATTTAAATAGCAACTTGGTATTTAAAGATTTAGGCAGGATTTAACTTCCTATATCTCACGCCTAATATATGTTTGAACATATTTCTGTATCCATCATTCTCTGATATGCTTGTCATAACTCTAAGATCTACAAAATCTGTTCTTCTTATATTATTCTTTATTATAGTTGCAACTTCTTTGACCATCTTATTATGATAATCGTGATTTTGGAATGTCCTAACTTCTATATTTAAATCTATTGTAGATAAGTGATCAGTACCAAATAATCCCCAATATTCTATAGATTCTTTCTTAGGATATATTAATATTAAATCCCTTCTTGCATCAACAAAACCTACTGCTTTCTGATCATAACTTTTTGTTAGTATAGGCATATACCCTAAAGACCAATTATCATTGATAGCCTCTATCATATCATCAAGTGCATCATATATTGCTATACCCATTCTATTTCATACTCCAGCTAAAATAAGTACCCAATCGTTCTCTTTCTAGTCTAAGTGCCTTTCTTTGTCGTTGTGCTCTAATTATTCTTACTGCGATTTTTTGTATTTCTTGTTTTGGATTTGGTGAATTATAAACCTCTTCACTTTCGACACTATTTTCTGATAACATTAATTTAATTTCAGCAACCCATTGTTCTATTTCTCCCATCTCAGAAACATCTATAGGATCTCTATCTTCATCTTCTCCATCTGGATCTGTAACCATTATCTCATCAACAAATGTCTCTACTGCATCATTAAGACTATCAAAATTTGCAAAATCTATAGTGTTTAACAAGAATTCAGTTCCTTTAATTGTAAAACTATCACCATTATTTTCAATTTCATAAGTCTGATTTGTTGTTGCTAATTTTTGATCAAACAATTCAACAGATGCTGTTGTCATATCAACTTTAAAGTCTTTTAACGCTCTGTTTAATTCTGGAAAGTTTTGTCCGAATTCAGATACTAATTCACTCATGGTATCACAAATACTTCTCTACGGTTAAGTACGCACTCTTCAACTGTTTCTTTCCACATCTTCATGGATTGATCAATGTTCACTTGATTACTTCCTATTGGTATTTGATCCATTCTTAAACTTGTTGTTAGTAAATCTATAGCAACTAATTTGATACATGCATCCTCAACGTCAATAGGAACTGTATCATCACCATATCTATATGTAACTCTTATTCTGTTTTTTCTCATTATACTGAATAAGAATCCTCTAAGATATAATCTTCCATATACTTCATCAAATTCATACCATGTTGTGTCTGCTAGTATATCATCATATGCAGAACTTGCTCCTTGCCAAACTTCTATCTTATCACCTTGTGAAGAGTTAAGTGGTTGACAATTTCTATGTTGTAACCAAATTGGAGTACCCCAGCCAAATGTATATAATAATGCTAAATCATGAATTTCTTTTGTAATGGTTTTTGTTCTTCCAAATGTGTGTCCTATACGTCTGTCTAACTCTTCTTCTTTCCTATTGATTATTTTCTCAACTTGAGTCTTATTAGGAGTGGTGGTAGCAGTGATAGGAATTCTGAGGAAATCAGATACATCTTCTACTGTGCAGTATGTAACAGTCATGATTTAAATAAAGAGGTTGAGTATTTAAATTTACTTAAATACGATGATATATTCGGCTGAACCTGTGACATCAGCATATATACCTGCTTCAAATCTTCTATGTAATTCATCGACATCATGAACATCTTCTCCAAATACTGTGATTTCTGCTGGTGCACCTGATGTTGTACCGTTTTTTAGTATACATTTTGCTCCACTAGAACCTTTCTTTGATACATGGACAGCGACTACTACTCCATGACCACCTTTTACAAGGGTATCAGCATTGACATTTACTACATTGTGGTTTAGTTCTACCATGATGATTAATTCATACGTTCATATATAAACTTTATGAAGAAAAAAAAGTCGGCTATTTTGGACTCTAGTAGCCTATGACTAGAAACTCGAATACTTTGTTAGCAATAGATGTACTATTTGCTACTTCTGCAAATACTGCACCTGCTGAACCACCAACGGAATAGAGTTTGATTTTCTGGTTTGCCTTGTCATATTCTACTTTGTATAGTGAGTCTGTAAATTCAGGAATCACTGAAACGAGTGTAGAAATTCTTCCCTCTTTGAGGTCGGCTGACACTCCATTTGTTGCATAAGCATCAGAGCCACCTGCTGTGACTTTGACCTTAAATATTCGCAGTTTTGAAACTAATGCTGCATTGAAAGATAGTGTCTTTCTAACATTAGCTGCTGTCCAATCGGATGTACTGACTGTTACTGCCATAGATTAGTCTATGAACCACCTATATATAAGTATTAAAAAATAAAAAAAGGGGGTTTTGTGGATTTGACTAAAGTTTAATATCTCTAATCTTACCCTGACTCTTGAAGTGTCTACAGACAGTTTCTCCCATTGTCCTGAATACACCTTTCTCAACAAATGCGTTGTTGACAAATGGATATGCTGGACTTCTGCGTGTTGCTTCATAGTATTCTGTTGGAATTGCGATTGAGATTCCGATTCTTGGATAACCATATCCTTCTGCATCAGATGTATCAAGTGCAAACAATCTACCGATCTCAGATGAGTCGCTAGCGTTACTTGGTGCATCCTTGCTAGGAATGAATGGGATTCCATAAATGGAGTCTACGTGGATTCCGACACCAGTTCCTTTGAAAGTCTGAATTCCGTTAACATCGATTTGTACGAGTGCTTCACCGTATGGATTTGGAATACGGACTGAAGGCATGTATAAACCTTGTATTTCGGAGTAGACCTCATGCGAACCGAGGAATACGTTTGGATCTTTACCTGCTGCAATACGGATCTTTCGTAAGAAAGTACGTAATGTATCATCGGTTAAGACACCGTTAGTACCTATTGTACCTGAAGCAGATTCAACTGTACAGTCAAAGTCAGTTCCACTATCTCTATCGACAGTAGCGTTTGCAGCCCAAGGATCATAATATCCTGTTTGTGAACCACCAACAGCATCTTCTTCAGCATCGCTGGAGATGATTCTATCTAGTGTTTCAAAGTCAGTTGTACCAGTATTTGCACCTGATGCACCTGCTGCTTCTGCTTCGACATCTGCTAATAACATTCTGTTTAAGAATTCTTTGTGTTGGACTGCCATATACAATCGAAGTGAACCTAATCCACCCCAAATGTCGTCTTTACTGTGTGTTGCAAGCCATTCCATAACTTCAGATGCACTAAATGGCAACTGAGCAGTTTTTGGTCTGATGTCAATTTCTTGTAAAGTTGGTTTTACAGTCTCAGCAATAGTTCCACCCTCTGCTGTACCACCTAAGGTAGTGTTACCTGAGTTAGTATTTAGAGTTGGTTTTGCTGTAATCACACGAAATCCAGATTTATCCCAAGGGTATTTTGGGAGTATACCGAATGCGTTAGCTTCTAAGTTGAGTTGTGCCCATGCGTAAGCTCCAAAAATTGCGTTAAAAACGCCAGTTGTGGAGGTTGTTACTGGAGCATCAGCTTTTCTAAGGAGATTTCTGTTGTATCCGTAATAAAGTGCCTCTAGTTCATCGATTGTCTTCACTTGAACCAATTTAAATCAGTCCTACCTCTTCATCAGATGGTTTGTAGTAATGTCCTGATTGAATTTTCAAAGCAATGTCTGAAAGTCCATCGTGACCTACTGCTCTTGCATCTTTCAAGATTTGTGAGAAGTCTTGTTGATAGTTTTTATCAACATTTTCGATTGAAGCGTTAGGGCGAGGAGTTTCGGTAGTAAAAGTATGCTCAGATTTCTGAACCATTTCTGGTTCTGATTTTCTTGCTAATACTTTTGTGTCGTCACTCTCAGGCTTATCAGCAACGGTTTTATCGTCGTCTAATTTTGCTTGCTCACCTTGTTCATATGGTTCTGCTGGTACTGATTCAATTTTTGCACCAATATCATCAGAATCTGAAACTTTTGGTTTTGCATCCATGCTAGCATCTGATCCACTTGGAGATTTATATGCTCCATCTTGTGCTTTCTGTAATTCGCTAACAGAGTTTGTTAGTGAGCTTACATCGTCAGCAAGACTTTTGTGGGATTCTAGTATAGTTTTCTGAGATTCTACAACTGCTTTCAATGTATCTGCGATAACATCGTAAGCTTTTTCTACTTCTTCTTCGTCTTCTTTACGTTCTACTTTTTTCTCTTCTTCTTTTAGAATTTCGTCTGCCATGTTGTTATTAAAATTATATATAAAGGGTTTATAAATATTGTGGTTATTTATATATTATGG